TACTCTCTTCCGCGCTCGGCGGCAAGGGGGCATATTGCTGATTTGCGGCAGGACGATTGACCTGCGAACGAAGCTGGATGATCTCGTTCTGAAGCGCCCGGATATGCGGGTCTTGCGGGGCGTTGGGGTCGATCAGCTGCGAAGGGTCGATCCCATACGAAACCAATAATTCCCGCGCCTTGGACAGCTTCACATTGGGGTCGTTCGAACGCAGCGCGTTGTGATTGTCGAGCAGGATCTTGACCGCGAGTTGCGGCGTTGCGCCAGCGGCCTGGATTTCCGGCACATAGGGGCGGAAGATGTCGGCCATCTCGCGCCCGAACATGCGCTCGTTATCGTTCTGCCCTGCAATCTTGGCAGCGTCGGCTTCTCGGCGTAGAATAGCGGCCTTTGCGACAGGATCGAGCTTTGACCAAACAGCCGCTTCATCCGCACGCCAGCTCTTCGGAGGTTGATCGCCTTCGGGAGCAGCGGTTGCTGGCGTTTCTGGAGAGCCTTTATCTTGAGCGTTCTCCGCTGATTGAACCTCTGCGGATTTCGAGCTTGTCGCCTGTGCTTCGTCAGCCGTTTGACCGCTTTCGCCCTCCTTCTTGACGAACCGCCCATGCGCATCTCGCCCATCGCCACGGTCGGTCTCAGGCTTGGCCGCTTCCGCATTGGGCTGAGCCTCCGGAGCGGGCGCGTGTTCCTCGTCTGGCTGAGCCGCCGCCTCACGCGCGGTAATCTCCTCTAGGCCCTTCGCGAGGTCGTCGCGAAGCGAGGTCTCAGCGTTCTCGCCAAGTGCCATCGGATTTCATCCTCTCCAACTGGTTGCGCATTTCCGCCTTGATGCTGTCGAGCGGAACCGACGGGGTGAACGGCTTTGAAAGATCGGGCTTTTCGTTGCCAAGCTCGATCAGGCCGTGCTTCTTCAGATGGTCGCGGTGCGCCCGCTTCGATGCGATGTGCGACCCATCCACGGGCGAGATGTAATCGTACTGATCGTTCGGAAGCCGGAGCGTTACCGGCTTCAATTCACCGTTCGGGCCCGTCGCGTTCGTCACTTCCGCGCCACAGAGTTTGCATTTCGCAACCCACGGCTCGCCGTCGCGGATATAGCGCCCGAACAGGCATTTGCAGTCGCAGAGGAAGGTGACATCGGGCATCTATTCGCCCTCCGTCGCCTGTTTGGCGGCGTTGATCTGTGCCGCGCTTTCAGTCGCGTCCGCGTTGATCTCCGCGACCTCGATCTGCGTGCGCGCAGTGAGCAGCGCCTTGAAGCGCTCCATCATCGCGTTCATGCTCGCTTCCTGCGCCGCCTGCTGGGCAGCGAAGCGCGCGTTCATGGCCTCCGTCTGCTGGTCGAGATGGGCCTTGAGCATCGCCAGCTGGCCTTCCTGCTGAAGCTCGGCTTGGCTCTGCTGAGCATCGGCGGCGAGCTTCTGCTGAGCCGCCTGAGCATCGGCCTGGACCTTCGCCATTGCCGGATCGGGCTTCGGCGGCTGCGGCTGCTTAGCTTGCGCTTCCTTCTGCTGGATGTAGTCTTCGAGACAGTCCATGAGGTCGCGACCGACGCGGAACCCTCGCGCGCCAAACAGCAGCAATTCGCCAAGCAGCGGGATCGCCTGCGGATCAGCCATTCCGATTTGTCCGGCCTGCTCAAGATAGCCGGTGATCCCCTGGATGAACTGCGTCCGCTGTTCCTGCTGCTGCGCATCGTCGGGAGCGACAATCGAATCCGTCTCGATGTCGATTGCGAAGCGGCGGCGCGGCTGATCCCGCAGTAAAGTGATCACGTCTTCCCACGTCGGCTTCGATAGGGCGTATTGTGCGTCTTCCGGCTTCAATCCGGCCTGTTTCAGACCTTCCTGGGCCTGTTGCGCCAGAACTCCGACCTGCTGCTGGAGCGCCATGGCGTTGCCCGCGAGCTGCGGGTTCTGCTGGGCCTGTTGCTGCGCCTGCTGAAGCTCTGCGCCCATCTGCTGGCCTTGCTGGATCAGGGCTTTCAATTGCGCAGTGAGCAGCTTGACGCCGGTCATGCGCATCAGCGTCTCAGGGGCAAAGTGAACCGCGATCACATTGCCCAACAGATCGATCGCGTTGCGCGCGAACCGCTCAACCTCGCGCTGTCTTTCTTCCAATCGCTTGGTCGCGAAGTTGGACTTGATCTGCTGGGCGGTCGCGGTCTCTTCGGGAGCCGTGTTGCCCCGGATAATGTCACTCATGCCCGAGACTTCGTAGAGATCGGCCTTGACCTTCTCGCGCGCCTCGTAAAGCGACAGCAGCGTCTCGGCGATCTCCTTCATCGGCAGAAGCTCGACCGCGCCCGATAGACCGCCCTTCTCGGTCAGCGCCGCCCAGTTCTCGACCGGAATCAGTGTATTGTCGTGCCCGTCGTCGAGGATTTGTTTCAGCGCCGGGACCGAGGCGTCATAAACCCCGACCGCCTTGATCGCCTTGGTGAGGAGAGCAATCCGTCCCGTGAGATCATCGAGTTCCGCAGCCTGGTCCTGATACTCGGCGTAATCTGGAACCGGAATGAGGCTATCCGTCGTGACCGTCGCGTAAGCGGGGCGGGGCGTCGGGAAGAAATGGTCGAGCTGAAGCGGGTCTTCGAGGTCATCGAGAAGGTCCGGCATGGACTTCGACAGCCACACCGCGCGCTTTTCGGACTTGATCCACATTTCGTAGATCATCGCCCGTTCGGCCTTGTCCTCGGCGGTTTTCCCAAGCTGGTCCTCGGGCTTCACGTCGAGCGGAATCTTCGCTCCGACTTCATCGCCGAACCGCCTCTTCAGCGCATCGCGGTTCATCGCGACACGCCGCCACACTACGTCAACCTCTTCCCATGTGCGGGCGAGGTCGTGGCCGAAGTCCTTCCAGTGGACGTAATCGACGACCGCCGTCTCGAACGCGACAACCTCCAGCGTGTCACCCAGACCGGCATTGGCGTTCGTCTCGGGCGCGTCGTCGGTGTTGTTCTCGCTGATCTGCGGCTCGGCGGCCTTGAACTCGGGCACATAGCGCACCCATACCGTTCCCCTGCCAGGAAGCAGGTAATCGTCGCGGGCGTTTCGGAGCGACGTGCCGAAATGATCCTCGGCGACCGTGAACACGAGAGCGCGCTCGAGCACTTCCGCAGCCTGCCGGCCAACCGGATCGCTGTCGTCGCCGCGCTGCGAGACAATCGGCTTGGGCGTGGCCGAATAGAGGAACGGCTTCAGGGTCTCGGTGTTCGACCAGAGCACGTTGTAGCGGCGTACGTTGAACTCGGCTTCCGAGCGCTCGTCCTTGTAGCGCTTGACGATCTTTTCGCCGCGCGTGCGCCATTTGGTTGTCTCGCGCTCATATGCGGAGATCGTCTGGAGGAGCGATTTGACGGTGTGCGTCACAGCCAATCCTCGCTCTTCATCAGCATTGGTTTGGCAATAAAGCGGCGAGGCGGCCTGTCGTGCTGCGGTTCGTTCATCACGTGGAGGCCGCAGCGTAAACAGCGATGGCCGATAATCTCGCCGTGCTTTTGACCGCTAAGGGCTCGCCAAATGTGCAGGCGCAGGCGACAGAGAAACGGAGTCACAGCCGCCCCTTCCCGGTCTTGGTCTGAGCCCACAGCTCATCGAGGCTCATGTCGTTAAAGAAGCGTGGCGCGGGCTTCTTGGGCGGGATCGCATCCCCGTCGCGCATGGCGACTGCCGAATACATGAACGCATCCGCGTCATGGCTTTCAGGCCCGTGGAACGGCGTATCGCGGAAGCAGCGGCGGTTCTCGTCCCACTCGCGCCGGTATTGCTTCAGATGCTCAATGCCGTCGGCGCATCTCTCGATGTCGAACCACGCGGCGGGAAGGATATAGCGCGCGGCCTGGATCTGATCCTGTTTCGACAGGTTCGGGACGATCTTGCCCTTGATGCCAAAGGCGAACAGTTGCTCGATCGCGCTCTTGCCCGCGCTGGCGAAGGTCTTGGCCCGCGCGTCATGCGGCAACCAATGATCCGAATATTTGTAGCCCTTGGACAGGACGATTTCGGCATAATGCGCAGGGTCGTGGCCCGAGGCTGCATAATGGTCGATGTAGTGCTTTTCACCCCGAACGCGCTGGAAGAACCAGATCGAGGTATCGTCCGTCCGGCCCAAATCCCATGCAGTCTCTACGGGAACAGCGGGATCGTAGGGCACTTCGCAAATGCGGCCCTCTTCTGCGGCCTGACGCATCTCGCGCCCGAAGTATGTTCCAAGGACTGGCGCATCGAAGTCGCAGAGATATTCCTGGCGGAACAGCGCATCGCCGAACTCTTCGCCGTAATCGTTGATGTACGCCTTGCGCTCGGCCTCAAGCTGCTCTGGGCTCATCACGCCCGTGTCGTTGGCGGTCAGGATTTGCGCGAATGCGCCGAGTTCACCCTTGGCGGCGCTATAGGTCGCGTGGGCGTGATTCTTGCCGCGCGGCGTCGTAATGTAGAGCTGCCAGCCGTTATTCTCTAAAAGGATCGGCCGCAGGTATGCACGGGCCGAAGGTTGGGCCAAAGCCCATTCGGAAAACACCACGCCCGCAGGAGGCGAGCCGACCAGCGTGTTGTAATTGTCAGAGCCGACGACCTGCCAGGTGCTGCCGCACTTGAACTTAATCATCATCTCGTTTTCGCGCGTGGTGGCGCGCAGCTCGACCGGGAACGCTTCGTCGATGCGCCGCTTGCCGGTATGTGGGTTGATCGCATCCCAGATAGCTTTGCGCGCCTGCGAAGCCTGCGGGAGCATGTGCCAGTATGTCGCCGGACGCTGGTGGGCGGCAATCGACGCCCAGTGCAGGCAGATTTCGTCCTTTCCCGAGCGGCGATGCCAGATCAGCTCGGCATGACGCCCGCCGTTTTCGAGATAGGTCCACGCCGGAAGCTGGTATGAGCGCGGACGCCAGTCGTTGTGAGGCAGGCGGATGACCGTCATTCGCCGAACCGCACGATCTGGACCGTCACGCCCCCGGAATGCTCAAAATCCTGCTTGTCCTTCCACTCCTCTGGCGCGGCGTTCTTCAGCGCGAAGATGCGCGAGGTCACCGAAGGTCCGGATTCGGCTTTCAAGAGGTCTTTTTCGAGAGCCAGTGAGCGTTTGGCCTGATGAACCTCGCACGCTGCGGCAAATTCAGGGTGCTCGTCCTTCCAGCGCGTGATCGAGGTGCGGCCCACCCCAATGATTCCGGCGAACGCGAGCAGGGACAGTCCTTCGTCCCCAGCGGCGATGACTTCATCGCAGTATGCAGGCTTATATTTGCTTGGCCTCCCCCGCTCGGCCATTATTGTCTGACCGAGACCTTCTGGCCTTGTCCTGCTGGAACGAGGAAGAACTGCTCCTGACCGGCCTGGATGCGATAGCTGTTGACCGTTGCAGTCGGATTGGTTCCGAACTTCACATAAACCGCCTCGTCCGACTGAATGCAAACGAGGCCCGTGCGCGCGTCGAACACCGCGCTTGGCGTCGGACTAGTGGTCGTGGTTAGCGCTGTCTGCTCGGTCACGAGGTTGCCGGCGGGGACAATGGGCGCTCCAATCGCCGACGGATCGAGCGGGAGAAATTCTATGATACGAGTAGCCATGTACGCCGATGTACCATTGCTGGGCGGCGCGGATGGTTACGGCAGATGCGTCCGTTTACTTGGCGTTATTGCCGGAGTATGGGGTTCGGTGTTGCCCCTCTGCTCGGACTAGGGACGTGAACGGTGGTTGTGCGATCATCCTGACGCTTGGCTTCATCGCCGTGCTGATGATCTACAACTTCGCGATGTAGGAGCGAGCAATGCTGCGCTGGATCAAATGGTTCTTCACGTTCAGACCGCCCTCGTATTCGGGCTGGTACGATGATCTGGGCGAAATGCCCGACTACTGACGCGGCATTGTGCTCGGCCCCATGTGACCTTTCGGAACGGGCGCGGGGTAATATTCTTCAATGTGATCGCCATCGACCTGCGCATCCGTTGGCGCGGGAGTGATGTTGGCCGAGTTGAGCTGGCTGCCCGTTCCAGAACCGCCAACCTGAAGCGTGTTGGAATCGCACGCCGTTCCCTCAAGCGTCGTCTGGTCTGCATCCAGTCCGGTTTCGGTGTTGTCGGTCCACGGGATCGCAAGACAATGCCTGAAGGCTCGACGCAGATACTTGCGCATCCACGCCACGATATAGTCGTTATGGAAGCTGCACCCCGCCTTGCAGACGAACGTCGAAGCCCCGGCCGGAGCGCATACCGTTGCACTGGACGAGCCCTCGGTCGCAGTGATGCAGCGGCTTGCGTCGGCGCGCGCCTTCGTCTGGAACTGCGAATCTGACGAAAGGTAAGGCGCATCGTTTGCGACGGCCGAGCTGATCGCCGAATGAAGCACCCATTGCGGCTTGAAGATCAGGCGCGGAATTTTGTACCAGCCCTTGGGACACACGTCCTGGAACGTCCCATTCGCGGCTGTAACCGTGATGAACGGGATGACGTGATCGTAGCCGCTGGGCGAATAGAGATTGTGTCCGTCTGCGCAGCCGGTGCCGTCGATTTCACCGATCAGCGTGTCGCCAGCCTGGCAATCGAGATCGTCGATGTTGTTCTGAATCGGGCCGCGCTGGACACCGGCGGGGCTATTGCAGAACCATCCGACAAATCCGTTGCCGGAATAGGAATAGGCGTTGGACGGTCCTCCAGCAGCGGCATTGGCAGCATTCGCCGCAGCCACGGCGGCCTTGATCCGCAAATCCCACGGATCGTCCATGTTCTGGCCGTTGACGTAGCCAAAGCTTAGCGGAAAATCGATGTAGGTTGCGGCCTTGGCCAGTGTGGCCCCGAAAATCTCGTAATAGAGCGGGATCAGCTTGACCTTCTTGATCCGGTCAACACCGTCACCAAGGGGATTGCGATCGATCAGCGTCGGATGCCAGTAGAGCGAGCACTGCACGTCATCGCCAGGATTGGTGCTTGCTATCAGCCCTGCGGCATGACGGGCAATGCAGTCATTGCGGAGCTGCTGGAACGTTGAACAGGCCCCGGACGCGATAGCGCCCGCGAACTCGTGCAAATGCGATGCGCCCCGCTGGCAGTGATTGCGCAGCGGATCGTCGGGCAGCACATGGCTCGTCAAGAGCGTCAGGCGAAGCTTGAACTCGTCGTTGCCAGTGGTCGAGCCAATTCCTGTGCCCTCGGTGACCTGCGTCGTGACCGTCGAGGGAATATCCGCCGGTTGATTGGCGAAGAACGGTGGCTTGCCGCCATGCGGATCAGAGCCGTCGCCGAGTTGTTCGGTAAAGATCCCGCTCGGACCGATCAGCGGATAGGTGATGGGCTGCTGACCCACGTCCCATTGGCCTGGCGTAGAAGCAACGGCGGGTGATGCGATGAACAAGAAGAGGAAAGCGAGAAAGAGGCGGCGCATCGATTTAGCCTCCGACCGGAGTGTAGCCAGTGGGCGCGTGCGTCGTCGCACTGGCTTTAGTATCGAGAGTGAGTGCATCGACGTGGCCGTTAACCGTCGGCTTGATGACACCGAGCAGATAAACCGCGACCGTGTACGGAACGGCGAACCCACCCGTCCCCGCGACCGGATCGTCGCCGGCCTGATAAACGTCATTCTTGCTGAACCAGATTTTGCCGTTCGGAGCGCCCGACAATGCGTTGAGGTTGACGGCCATGCCGACCGCATCGCCTTGAACCGGGTCCGATCCTGGGGCCACCCACTGCCCTAGGTTCGTAGTGGTTCCCTGGAAGACCGCGCTTCCCGAAATGTGCAAAGTCTGGTCGCGATTCGTACTCGACGAAGCAAAACTGCCAAGCGTGCCGCCGCCATAGGTGCCGGTCGCAATGCCGACCATGCATTCACCCGCCGTAACCTGCGTCGTGAGAATGAAGCGGGCGAAAAACTTGGAACCAGGACCGAACGAGGCAGCGCTACGCACCGCTTCCCAGTCGTCCGCCTGCTGCGCGTTCCAAGTGAGGTTGGCGTTAGTTAGAGTTTCCGTTCCAGCCCACGTTGAGTGGTCTGAGGGGTTCCAGTTTGTGGTAACCCCAGACGAAGCCGTGCTAAACGAAATAACGGTGGAGAATGCTGAATCGACATTGGTGTCGCCGTATTTGCGCCTGATCCACCGCCGAGCAAAATAGGTCGTTCCCCCCGTCAGGCCTGTCTGAATCGTGAAGTTGGTCGGAACAAACGTGCTCGGATCGGCAAACTCGAAATTCGTTCCGTCCCACAGAAGAACGCGCTCCTGAGGGCGGTAATTCGCACTGTTGAACGTGTTTACGGTATCGATCTCGAACTCGACATAATCGCCCTCGCCCTCGTCGGCCCCAATGGAAAAGCCGAAGGTCGGCGGGTCGGCAATTCCAGAAGCCGAAGTGACAAACGCGGACCCGTTCCAGACCGTGAAGGTTGGGGCACTGAGACCGGCATAAATCGTATATCCAACCGACGATGGGTTCGGAGAGTTGCTGGCAGAGCCAAGCGTTTCGGTAAGCGTGAACGAACCACTTCCCGCCGTCCCGCTTCCGTCCCACGCCCAAGTTCGCGCGGCGCTGTTGATCGTAAGCCCGGTCGGAAGTCCGGCCGCCGTAATGACGGACCCAGTTGTAGCGCCAAGGATGTTGCCACTAACCGCAGAGCCGACGGGAAATGTCGCGTTATCGAACGACAGCGACCCCAGCGTAATCGCGGGCGAAGCAGGCGTAGAGCCACCCGTGCTTATCGGCGGCAGGCTCTTGCGGCCGTGCGCGATTCTCACCAGCGCGATCCCGATGAGGACCGCGACAAACCCAACAATGAGATATGCCAGCACGTCACTTGTTGAAGGGCGGCTGGTGCTTGAGCGCGCGATAGCCGAGATAGAGAACGACAGCCGTCAACTGGAGCGCATCGAAATAACCGAAGATGTGATCCACTCTCGCCTCCTGCCGGGAGGCACACCATTTAGCGTATGGGAGCGGCGTCGATGGTTACGGCAGATGCCTTTATCGTTTCCGAAATTTGGAACCATTGAAGGCAACGCTGGTTTTCGATTGTGCAGCTGGGGTGGAATTTGCGTGAAGCCTCTGCTCGGACATGACAGTCGCCCGTCAGTAGGCTAGGCCACCAGAAGCCTCCCCCGCTTTCGGCTCAAGCGTGAACGCGGGCGACTGCTTCCAGCCTGATCCTGCGTACTCTTCCAGATCCAACTCGGCTTACGAGCCCACGCTGTTCAAGCTGCTTCACAATGTCGGCGACATGGCCCTTGTGCGCGAATCCCAGTTCGTCCCGGATCATCCCGTAGCTTGGGGCAATGCCTTCGCTGGCGAGGCATACGCGAATATACCGAAGCACCTGCTCTTCGCGGTAGCCCAGCAAACGTCGGCAATAGCTTCGTCGAGTCCTCCCCATTGTCCCTCCCCGCTGTATGGATTGAGCTAACTGGCCCGATATTCGCTCAGCGATGCTTCCCAATTAAGGCTGACGCGCCCCGGCTTGCCAGGAAGACCCATGCGGACCTTCACCACGCGCGCCTCGATTTCCGTCCCCCCTAGATCGTGTCGGTGAATGATGAGCCCGTAGTCAGCCTTATTCGCGAAGTGCGCCGATCCGGCTAAATCGTAGAGGCTGGGCGGCTTCGGATTACCGTCAGTGTGTGGCTTCCTCGGATGCGCCACGAGCCACACGGCGCATTCGTAATTGAGCGCGAACCGCTTCAGTGATCGAATTGCGCGCGAGGTGTATTCGGTTTCGGTTTCGTCGGTGCGGCGTTTGTGTTCGATCTCATTCCAAGGATCGAGAACTAGTAGCCTGACACCATCACGGAGAACCGCCGTCTTCGCCAATTCGATGATATATTCGAGGTCGAGTTCGGTATCTTCGTCGCGAGCCGTGTGCGCGATCACCGAGAGCCGCTTCGCCAGTAGCTCGTCAGCCGGACCTGGCGCGTTCGCTTTAGGGCCGACCTCTCCGCAGCCATAGATGCAGGCGCGCATCCTTCGTTCCAGGATCGGGCGCGGCATTGTCTCGAACGAGCCCAGCGCGACGTTGACTCCCCGCTCCATGAGGTTCGCCAGCATCCGCATCAGCAGCGAGGTTTTGCCGTGCCCCGCCCATCCAGAAATCACCGCGAATGTGCCAAGCGTGAGCTGGAAGTAATCGTCGAGTCCTGGAATGCCGACAGACAGCGAGGTCGTTGGCGGCGGTTCTGGAAAGTCAGAGAGACGATACAGGCCCTTCACCGGATATGGGCGCGCATTGTCGATGATAGTGCGAACGCCGTCCTTACCGTAGCTCAGCAAAACGTCGTTGAGGTCTTTCGCGCCGTCTGGATAATCGATGAACCAACAGCGTTCCGGTCCAAACCATGTCGCGAGATCGGCCGCGAGAATGCGCCCAGGAGCGTCGTTGTCCGTCGCAATGATGATGCGCTCAACCTTGTCGAGCAGGTCTTTCGAACGCCACAGGAACTCGTATCGCTTGGCCTCCTCCAGCTTCTCGGTTTTCTGCTGCGGCGCGCCATTGGGAACCGACACGCACCGGCTGAATCCCGACTGAATTACTGCCAGCGCATCCCATTCGCCCTCGGTGACGATCAGCGGCTTCGTGTGATCCGCTAGCAGCGCATCGTGGTTCCACAGCGTGAGCGGACAGCCCTCGTCCATCCGGTGCCGCTTGTCGGACGCCAGGCGGTACTTGTGGTTGATCGTCTGCCCGCGCTCGACATAGGGAACCGCGATCCAGTTGGCGTTGCCTTCGCGCTTCGTTGAGATCCCGAACTTTTGCGCGAGCTCCGGTTCCAATCCCCTCAGTTCGAACCACTCCCGGTGTTTCGGATGAAGCGCCGGAGAAGCCGCAGTTGTGGCAGAAGAAGAGGAAAACGTCTCCCGCCTCGGTGACGGAGAGACACCGTTCGCGCTTGTTGCGCCTCCGGTCAGAGCACTGCGGGCAGCGATGCTTTCCTTGTCGCCGTAGCTCATACGGGAGTTGTCGGTCATACTGTGATGACGTTGGGGTCATACCCGTCGTCCCTTCTGCTTTGCCTCACCGGATAGAGGTCTTGCCAACAGTGCATCGTTGACTGGTCGAGCACTGCCGCAGGGCTTTCGCCACGGTCGCGGAGTTCGCCCAGTTTGCGGATCGCCATTGCTGCGGCCCGATCAGTCAGCGGCTTCTTGATTTTTCGCCGCATCGTCTCGAACCCGCGCCATTCCTCACAGGGAAGCCAGTCAGGCAATCCGCGCGCGGAAAGAGGTTTATCCTCTTTCTCTTTCTGGCTTCTGGCTTCTGGCTTCTGAGTAATAGGGATGCTATTAGGGAACCTATTAGGTGCGGCTAATTCCCGTTCATCTCCAGCCATTTGCGCCCATCTTCTGTTGACCGACTTACGGCCTTTTTCTGAGCGCGAACGATCCTTAACCATTCGCCGTGAGTAGATGACGCCTTTTCTCGTGCGGCTCAGTACTCCCGCGCTTTCGAGTTCGGCGATCAATGCACCGCACTCTTCCGCGCCAAGTCCTGCCACTCGGGCCAGAACGTCATTACTCACGGCTCGGCCGCCAAGGATCAGGTGGCCGTATGGCTGCGCCTCATGCATGATGCAC